TGCAGCACCAATTAATACGAAATATCCTAAAGCTGTTAATAAACTTGCTCCAACTGTAACACCACCCATCAATGTGACCAAACTTGCAACTGACGCAATCCCAGCAAGCACTGCCGGCGCAAGTGCTAACCCTGCAAGAATTCCCACAAATAAGCCAGGATGTTCTCCTGCCCATTTTCCTATCTTTTCAAGCCAAGGCCACACTTTCTTTCCAAGTGCGATTCCCCAATCAAGAAATTTCATTGCTAATTCTCCAATTTTCTCTTTATTACTATCAACCCATACTGCGAGTTTGTCAAGTAATCCAGCCACTTTCTCAAATGCTGGAGCCAATGCCTCCCCAAGCGATCTCTGAATTTTACCAAATGAAACAGACATTTTTGCCATTGCCGGCGCAACTGCCGGGGCCTTACTTGCAATTCCAACCAGTGCTGCAACTCCTGCAACACCCATAAACAATAATTTCTTAGCAAGTTTTCCAACTGTACCTGCTACTCGCATCATATCTGAACCGAAGGACTTTCCTTGACCTTTAGTCTTTTCAAAACCTTGATTAACTCTGGAAAATCCTCGATCTATATTGCCAGTATCTAAAGTTCCTTTAATCTTCATAGAATTACTTGCTGCTCCTGCGACTCCTGCTGCTGCTACCATTATTTAAACCTCACTTGATTCATCAAATCCTGAACTTTTTTATTTCTATCTTTTTTCATACTTACCGCACTCTTTACATGCATGATCTCTCTAAGATCACTTATTCTGCAATTATTAAATTCTCTTGGGCTGATTCCACATTCAAATGCTATGACTTTCCACCATATGAGTTGTTGCTTAGGATCACTTATTAAAAACCCTTCCGCATTACTATACTCAATCAGCCTTGCAAGTTTTTTGTCGACTTATTATCCGGCTCATCAATTGCCTTCATTGCATTGATAAGTTTATCAAACAATCCAGGCGTCAATTTACTCAAAAACAGGTATCTTTGATCTGTTGTCAAGTCATCCCATTCTTTTTCGACGCCAATGACCTTATTAATTATTACTATCTCGTATGGTACTGATGTAATGTTTTCAAGTTTCTTCTTATTGTACATACTCCAATTAACTTGCGGAACTTTCTTCTCCTGGTCTATTGTCATAATGTCCTTCAGCCACTCATTCTCATCTCCACCAGTTGTTGGTTTATACTTAAATTTTCTTCCATCAACATCGATTTCTATTGGTTTTTCATCGACGAAGTCTGTTTCATATCCCATTTTTTCCCCCTAATATGTTGTTATATCATCTCGTGCCACTGCGCTTGTGAATCCATCTGCTGCCCAGACTACATCCACATTTGTGACTCCTTCAAGATTTGTACTTGCAACTGCTCCAAGCACATAAAACCCTGATGCAAAAGTGAAAAGCATTTGATCGTCTCCACTTCCATCTTTATCAAATAATAAAGTGTTTGAACCTGCAACTACGGTTCCTGCATTCCAATGATCAAAGAATGTTTTATCTTTAATATTTACATTCATCCTTCCTGTAATTCTGAATGTCTTTGGAATCGGTTCTCCCAATAAGTCATCATACGAAGTATTGCAATACCTGGAGTCGTTTTCATCGATTCCATTATCTATTGTGAATTCTCCATTATTAACTTCTTTAATTTCTGTTCCACCAAGTACCCATTTAACTGACCTATACTGAAATGGTTCTTTAGTAATGTTTCCTGCACTAATTGTTGTTACACTACTTCCTTGACTTACATCTTGTCCAACACATGAAAGTGCTATTGTTATAAATCCTTCAGTCCCTTCCCCTGTTGCTTTCTGAAAGTTGATCGTTGCTGATTTAACTGCATTTCCAATCACTGTCAAAACATTCGAAGTAGTTGCTCGTTTTGCCCATTCAAGTTTATAAGATAGAATAGTGTTTCTCATTGCGAATGTATGAATTTTAGGCGTTGTTCCAGTATCTGTTGATGCCATTAAATATTTAAACCATCTCCAATTAACTGGCACAAAAGTCATACTATATGGTAATGTTTGCGGTCCAACCACTCTTCCCTGAATTAATCTGTTATCCGCACCTGCAGTTAATTTTTCTTGCCAACCTTTAGCCCAATCCGGTTCTATTGTACAATTAAGTCCTACAATTTCTCCACCAGTCATGGTTCCACCAGTTGCCCAAGCTGTTTCAACTATCCAACTCATTCGCTCTCTTTTTCCTAAAAGGAATTCTGAAAAAACTATTTTAATCACCTCTCCATATTTTTTCCCCATTTACCATCTGGGAAGTGTATTTTATTATGACACTTGTCGCAGATAGCAATGAGATTGTTTGTTTGATTATTTTTTCTATTTTTGTCTTTATGATGAATGAGTATCCTTTTTTCAGACTCTCCACACATTTCGCATTTATTTGTTTTAATTTTTCCATAGTATCCTCCATCAATGTAATTATACGGTTTTTTGCTACTTTCTGACATCTGCTTTTTAGTTTTTTCACTATGCTTTTTTCCGAGCATACCTTTGTGGTTTGCTTTAATTCCTGCGATTCTTTTTTGTTCTGTTTCTTCATTGTGTTTATGTCCTTTTTCAAATTGTCCAGCTTTATTGTGCAGTCCTTTGCACTTTTTTGAACAATATTTTCTTTTTCTCCAGTCTTGAGCTTCAAACTCAATTCCACATCCTTTACATTCGTATTTTTGTATCATACGATTGATATAATTTCAATCTTTTTAAAACTTCTCTTTTTCCCATCATAATTAGCTTATTCTCCCTATTGATATGCCCCTGCATAAGAACTCCACGATCTTGTGATGACATTGAAGTTCGTCATCAAACGGCATGTCAGGAGGCATTCCTACTGGATCATAACCATAAAGAGCAGGGAATAATTCACTCTCACTATTTTCAAATGCTTCTGTAATTTGATATGCCAAATATTCTGCTAAGTCTCCACCTGTATACTTATTTCCATCAATTGTAAAAATTTGACCATCTTGTTTTTCTTTAGTCCATATATCTATTTGAACTCTTGGAACTGCTTCCACTGGCGCTTCATAATTTCCAAGCCTGGTTCCTGGTGATCCAATAATCATGACGTTCATTCTTGGGAAAGATACTGCATTTAATTTAGCATTTGGCTTGTCTGGATATATCCAATCAGTTGCACCTTCCCCATAAGTTATAATTACAGCATCTGCCAATGATAAACCAGTAAAAAATACTATTTTCTCATTCTTAAAATCTATATAATAATCCTGCCACTTAACACTCGCTACCGCATTTACTGTGATTGATGTAATATAACTTAAACTCTTTCCTGTTGTAGGTGTTAATGAGAAATCTGTTTGTCCTGCTGTCGCAGCAAAGTTTTCCGAATTTGTGGTTATTCTTACTCTGGGATCTGATATGTTCTTTCTTAGAAAGTCTACAAGTATTGTTTTTGGACTTAAGTATACCATATTCTTTTCGCCTCTTGGCTGATACTCCTGCAATAAAGTTTGTGCCTCTTGGCCCTTATCACAGGCTATCTATTCCTATTGTTGTATTTAAATGTTTTTATGGTTCAGCAATTATTAGAATTATTTAAAAACGCCATGCGTAAAGATTGGAATCCACTTCTGTTCTACTTCATGCAATGCTGGTCTAAAAAAAGGTTGAGCAGGCGTGCCAAACTTAGAAATGTTTGCTCTTATAGCATAAGCTGCGTTTTTATCGCCTATGACACGGCCTGCCCACTCTAAAAGGGGGGAAATTGGAACATGATGAGGTTTTGTACCATACTCAACATAAACCCCATATTCTACTCCATCTGACAATATGTACTCTCTTGCTCCAAGTTGCATCGGTTCTAGATGAATTCTATTCTTTAAATTTCCTGTATCAACTGGAGCTTTCATCTTAGCAAGTTCTTCCATCTTAACCATAGCCTTCCATAGAACTAGTTTCATTCCCTTATCTACATTCGTCTTCATGTTATTCATTCTAGGTGTCTGAATACTAAAACCCATTTTCATTTTTAAGAACCATCTAAGTTTATACTTTTTACAATAGCAACCCTGAACACTTCTGTTCCTGGAAGCCACCACTGTTTCGGAATCTTAACAATACGATATTGTCCAGTACTTGTACCTGCAGAGAACAGTTTTGCATCCTTAATAATGTCTCCTTCTTTAATCTCATAAGTAGTCGTAACTCCACCGGTTTGACTTGAATAACTTGGCTTAAAATAAAATTTTCTGTTTCCTGGAATTGCAAGGCCCATTTCATGAATTTGACGATCCTTTATTGTGATATCTTGAAACATTCCATAAAGCACTGCATTTGTTGCAGATATGTTTGTAGTATTTCCCATTCCATCAACAGTGTCTGTTTCAGTATATACTGTATAAATGTCCCCATGTGCAAGAAGTATTTCTTGAAAGTCAGCT